CCGGCCTGCAACTTATAATCACCAATCCACTCTTCTCTCTTGGGTCTGTTAGCTTGTTTGAAGTCAATAACAGTCTCTTTACCGTTGTGTATGCCAACTAAGTCTGTAGCTCCCGCATAGAGCCCTGGATAATACAACGTGACCTCTGACCCGAAATATTCTGTAACGGGCGCTAGACCCACCTCTATGACCTTCTCAGCCATACGTTTTGTAGTCTGCCCAAGTTCTGTTAAATCTTCATAACCTTTACCAAGCACATAGTTTTCTAAATACTTATGCATACTGGTTCCTCTGACAGCTGATTCGTTTTTAATTCTGTCTGCTTCTTTCTTACCTTTCTTTTTAATCCAATCTCTCAAATACGTGTCATCTTTAGTTTTACCCAAGATGGTTGTAACGCTCGGTAATCTATAGCCCGCAACGTCATAGTTCCGTGATCCATTGTCCGTGTAGCGTGTTCCTTGGGCGTAGGAATATTTATTTAGTTTTTTTATCACGGCTCTCCCTATCCTTCACATACT